AGGGTTTAGCGATAAGAAGGATTACTTCTTACGCTTCGGCGCGCTTTTAACGCGTTTAACGCGTTTTGCTTTACGACCACGCATGGCGATTTCTCCTAAGAGATTTAGACCACTCACTTCACAGGGGGAGCGATCACACCCCTTCCTTTGGGGGAATCTTACCGACGGTGTTTACGACCTTTTTTGCCGTGTTTTTCTTTAACCGGCTTACGACTATATGGCATAATTTTCTCCTTGACTATCCCCTGCTAGACTGTCTCGCAACACGAGCAGTATTCTTTGGAGTATAGGACTTAACACCTTGAATCCTATACTGTAAATTAGGTTGACCCTTGTTAATGGCTTGCGTAGATACGCGAGGCTGATCCGCAGTCGGACGGATGTTTTGCTGTTTAGCCATTATTCACCCACCGCCTTCAGTTGCGGCTTTTTTGCCTCTTGCTCTTGCGGTTGTTGCGCCGCAGCAAGGGCTTGCTTTTCTTCCATCTTCTTCAGTCTGTCTTTCAGTTCCTGCTTCATCGGCGGCTCAAGCAGGTCAAGCAAGGATTCCTTGCTGATTGCTTGGGCGTTGAACAGATTGAAAGCCAGTTGCCGCAGATCCTCGGTGAAGATCGGGCTATTGCTGTGAGCATCCACCTTGACCACAAAATCCTTGGTGAATTGTTCGGCAATGAATGTCTTGCCATCAACATCCTTGAAGTGCGTCTTGTCGTATTGCTGCATCATCTTCAAGTATTGAGTGGCAATCTTTTCCAGCGAATCCTCAACAATCAGGGCGCGTTTCTTGGCACGGCTGGAACCAAGTCGGGCAAGCTGACTGGCATGGCTACTGGAGCGCACACCGGCCTCACCTCGGCCTTGCAGCACGTTGACAATGCCTGATGCTTCTTCAAACATCTGGTCAATCTCTCGGATTGACTCATACAGGTCGGGCGGCATATTCGGTGCCAGCTTCTCAACCCGTGCATTAGGCATGTCGGTAGAAAGCAGCCCACCAGCGCGATTTAGGGCAAAGTTTTTCTCGTCTAGAATACCCGTAAAGCCCATTAGCGCCGTGGGCGGTGCTACCTGTTTAGTCAGCAGATCCAGAATCTCGGTCATACGACGATTCCGAAGGCTTTGCAGCATGACAAGACGCTGCACTTCTGACTGACCCCAAAAGTAGTCATACTGCGGATTGGGGCAAATCTGAATGAAAGGCAGTTCACCTTTCATAAATACCTGCTCACCTGGCCGGTCATAAATAATAATATCCGGCGAAGCCTTGGTGACTACCTGATAATCCTTGATCTCATCATTCCAAATCCAGATCTCCTCCATCTCAACGGTATCTTCCGCTACACGCGCCTTGTAGCGATTCTGGCCGTATAGATCAAGGTTTACCGTGCCATAGATGGTCGGATTGGTTTGGCTCATCACAATACGGTCAACGCCCTCTGGAATCTCCGAGAGGGGCGGGTGATACGACGTTGTGATGCGTTTGATGATTTCTTCCCTACGCGGGTGTGCGTAGAGGCGAGCATAGAGTTCTGACTTGGTGATGTAATACTTTTGCTTGACTGCTTCTTGACGGTCGAGATACGGAACATCCTCCCGCAAGACGCCAATACCAGCCGGCTCCACCATGAACGGGTGAATACCGTTGTTCCAAATCAGTTTGACGAATGTGGTGTTATAAACCAGCGACCAAATCAGGCAAGTGCTGAATACTTGGTCTGCGTTACTGTTGAGCCATTCATCATTGAGTGCTTGAGTGAGAACCGGAACCTTCTTGTGTTCTCCCTCTGGAACCGATGCGCCAAGATTGATGCTAAAGCGCGTGGTTTCTGCTGAATAAAGGAAACTACTAAGCTGGTCGATATGCGGGTGAATCTTGTTAAACATCGCAGGGCTTTCTTCCGGCCCCGCGCCAAACAGATACCACGCCCTCAGACTTGAGTAGTCACCTTTACGTTCTTCAAGAGATACATCGCACTTCTGTGCGAGATCAAGATAGAACCTCTCACGTTCAGCGTGATTGTGAGGAATCAGCATTATTCTTTAATTGACAGGTTCTCATGGTCTTTAAGATACGACGCAACCTTGGGGCCTGTCAAGTTCCCTACAGTGTTCGGCGCAACACTGACAGCCTCATCTTTGACGGGCTTGAACATATTTCCCTTCATGATGGACTGCATGTTGAGATTCTGGAACCCGTTACCCCAAATGGCGGCATCACCAGGACGCGGCTGCTGGATCGCCGGAATATCTTTGGACGTCTTGGCATTGTTGCGCGTGTAGTAACCGTTCTGCGCTTCACCCTCTCTGGCAGACTTAATGTCAGTCATCTGAAAGTCGGAAGCCAAGTTGTTCAGCGTCCGATCAGCCTTCTTGGTGCGGTCAGACTTATAAGCCGGAGCCTTCAGATAGACCCGCATAATGTCATCAACACACCCCTGCGGACATTGCGGGTAATAGCCCTCAAAGTAACCATGCTCAACACATTTGAAGTCTTTAAGAATACGTGCCATCACTTTCTCCTTAATTGCTCATCAAGATTCTGACGGGAATAGTCATTCCGGTTTACTACGCCTAACTGCACCTTCAAGTTACCATTTACTAACGATATACGGTTACTTTTCACTAACCTTAACTGTGGTTCTTTACGATACTGTATAAACCTAGTCTTATCCTTATTCTGCATTACTATTACCTCACCATTAACAACAGACTTATACGCCTTACTAACCCTGCGTTGGGTTATCTCTGTCATGGGGTGGGTTTCGTTCTGGAATACATTGACGATGGTATTTTTGGATAGTCCGGCCAATTCAGCGAATAGATCAATGGACATAGCCCTATTGGGGTCTGCAAGAAAGCGTTTAACCAGTTGCAGCAATTCTGCCTTGGGTATGACTTGCATCATTGGTTGATGCCCAATCTTTGCAGGTAATTGGAAACGGATCTCTGTCCGGTCTGGACGATGGCGCTATCTTTGCCTTCCTGCTTGTCTTTGGCTCTGGCGGCATCTCTGGTCAGCCTACGCATGATGAGTTGAGGCTGAACCTGCTCGGCATAGGCGGCACAGGCCAGAGCAGAGGCAATCACCCGATCATCCTTGTTCCTGCCGGAAGCCTCAATGGTTCCCCCGTCACGGATGATGGTTTTCATTTCCTCAAGCAGTTCGGTGCTATACACCGCCATCATCCCACGCTCAAAGTAGTCCTTCATGTAAGCCATCATGCGTTCCTTGGTCTGACTTGTGGTCATCCAATGAATACTGTTGCTGACACCGGACATATTGTCATTCCTGCGCCACATATAGTTCCGCATGTGCGCCAGAACGTCCATCAGACTTTTACCCATGCCACCGCCCATCGCAGCGGCCTGACGCTTCAGGTTTTGAATCTCATTGATGACCGCCTGACCTGGCCCATTGACCTCAAGGTTCAATGTAGAGTTCTTATACGCGCCGGCAAGGTGGGCAATCACCCAAGCAAACTGGAAGGTATTTAATTCACTGGTAGCGAACTCACAGACCTGTTCCAGACCGTCTGCATAGGCTCTGAACACCTGTATGCAGAAGCGATCCTTCCAATCACTGCTGCCATAGGCCGGATCTGCCCCAATCACATACCAGCCATCATCAACAGGCTCCTCCCATACGGTCAGGGTAGCCAATCGTTCAGTAGATTTGATGCACTGCGTATCCTGAAAGTTAGCCCCCATGCTGTAGCGGTAGTAATCGCAATTTAGCTTCTTGGCGATCTTCATCGCATCAGTGCAGCGGGAAGTAGAGAAGAAACTGGTTCCCGTCATAATGAAGGCATAGTCCTCAGTCGGGGGGAACTCCTGATACATCAACTGATCGTCCTTGATGCCCTCATACATCTTCCAGCGCCACCAAGCCATCTGGCGGCTATTGATCTCCACCTGATACAGCTTCTTAATATCTTTCGTCCATTCCTTCTCCTCTGGACTTAGCTTCCCATCCCAATAGGTTTTGTAGATAGGATCGTCGGCAGGAACGGAATAGAACTGATTACGCCACCACCCGCAGAAGATAGCCCTCTGCGTTCTGGCACGTTTGGCAGTGACATACATATCGTGAAACATATTGAACCCGCGAGCAGTGGATTCAAAGATATAAAGCCT